AATAAAGGAGAGAATGGGATGATTAATTTTAAAGAATTAAGAGAAGCCAAAGGCAAATCTAAGAAAGAAATTAAAGAGATCGCTCAAGACGAGTTGATGCATAGTTTAGCTAATGCATTTTATGGTGATGAGGCTAAAGATAAAGCTGTATTTGCTGAAATGGATAAACAAATGAAACGTATTGAAAAGCTATTTGGGTATAAGCCTGGGTCTTGGCGTAGAGGTGGTTAATATGGAAGTTGTTACATTGTTACCATATATTAATGGCGCACTAATGATGGCAACGTGTGATTGGTCTCCTTGGATGTATTGCGTTTGATCCAAAACATAAAAGATATAAATAACTATAACATATAAAGGGGATATAAATAACTATAACATATAAAGGGATTGCCCTATGAAAGAGAAGGTAGCATCACTAGAGACTAAAATGGCTCTATTACAAAGTGATATAAATACTATTAAGAACAGGGAACCTCAATTACCAGAGTGGCTTAGAAATTCTGCAATTATAGTTCTTATGGCTATGTTTGGTCAGATTGTTACTGCGGTTTGGTGGGCGTCAAGTATGACCGCTAATTTAGAGCACATTAACAATGATGTGGGAATGAACACCGAGTTTAGAATATCATATCCAAAGATGCATGCAGAAACTATGGTAAGTTTACACGGGTTAAAGAAGGACGCAGAGCATACCGGGGCTATGGTTAAAGACATTAAAAGCAAGTTAAAATTTATTGATATAAAGGATCAAAGGGATCAAAGGAACACAAAATGAAAACACTACAACAAATAAGAGAAGCATCAGGCGACAAAGAAGCATACCAAAAGTTCTTTCAAGGGTTATTAAAGAAGTTCGGCGCTAAATCACCTGCAGAATTAGATGATGCAAAGAAGAAGGAATTCTTTAATGCTATTGAAAAGGGTTGGGAAGGTAAATCTGAAGAGCTTGAAACATATAAGAAAACTTTAGAGGCTTGTGATCACGAGGAAGAGGAGTAAGTAATGATTAATTTTAGTGCGTTAAGAGAGGCATTTAATGCTTCTTTAATAAAAAAAGCTTGTGCCATTGCTAACTCAAAGAAGTTTAAAGGTGGTGATTATGACCATGCTTATGCTGCTATTGAGAAGTTAAAGAAAGGTTTAGCTGATGAGCCTAAAGTTGCAGCATGTTTAAAGAAAGCTAATGAATCAATAGCCTTAGCAGAAGATGACCTTGAGGAAGGTGTATCAGTTGATATGCGAACTAAAGGTTATAAAGAAGCTATCGCAAGAAGCATAGCTAAAGAAGGTAAAAAGAAATTAAAAGCTGAGAATGCTAAGACTTTACAAGATGCTAATAACGCTTTACTAGGTAAGAACGAAAATATGACTGCTAGTGGGAATGATTCAACTGGTCCTATCGCAGGCCATGATAAACCATTAAGTAAGAAAAAGAAAATCATGAAGTTCAAAGGATTTAAAGAATCAGTTGAACTTGAAGAAGTGTTCAACCAAGCTCAAATGAAAAAAGCTATTGGTATTGCACGCAAATCAAGAGGTAACTATGACAAAGCCTATGCTGAAATCGAAAAGATTAAGAAAGGTTTAGGTGATGAAGATATTATTGCTTATGTATTAAAGAAAGCCAATGAGTCAGTTGACGAAGCATACGACAGAGGTTCTATTCGTGATTTTAAAGTTGGTGATAAAGTAAAATTCGTAGATGATAAATCTAGTCACCATGGGCAAACGGGAAAAATAACTAAATTGATTGGTGGTATTGGCGCAAGACAAAAAGCTCATGTTAAATTAGATAAAACAAAGAAAACAGTAATTGATATTTTAACATCAACTGATTTAATTAAAGAAGCAGTTTCAATGAAAAATGCAAAAGGTATTGGTTTTGGTAAGAAAGGTGGATACGATAAGTATGTAACACTTGCTAAGAAGAAAAATGCTAAATCGCATAAAGATGTGTTGAAAGTATTATCACGTGAAGGTTTAGGTAAAGAAGAACTTGACAATGTTGCCGATTATGTAATGAATGCTTTGGGTGAATCAGTTGAACTAGGTGAAGCAGTACTTGATGAAGGTGTTTCGTCAGAGGCTAAGTCTGTTATGAGAGAAATCAATAAACATCTGAAAATTCTTAAAACTGAACTCAAGACATCTGATGTAAATCAAGATTGGAAAGCTCGTTTGAATAGGATTGAAGGTATCATCGGAAAGGTGAAATGGACCGTAGAAGAATCACTTGATGAAGCAAAAGGCAGTGATTGTACTATTCAGAATGATGGTAGAAATAACATCGCTGTATGTATTGATGGTCTTTCATTTGCTGATGCTCGTAAGGGTACACGTGGCGCTATGATGAATATTGATGGCTTTAAAAAGAAAGCTAAAGTTGCTTGGGCTGATGCTAAGGGTAAACCTACTATCCCAGCTGTTAAGAAAGAGATCAAAGCTTTAAAAGCTAAGAACTTCTATGCTAAATGGCAAGCGGATTCATCATCTTATAAAGACGATTCGGTAAAGATCTGGTTCACTAAGTAATAAGTAATGGCAAAGGTAACCAGCAGGCCTGAATTAATTGACCACTGTTTAAGAGCTCTTGGCGCGCCAGTGCTTGAAATTAATGTCGATGAAGATCAAATAGAAGATAGAGTAGATGATGCTCTCCAGTACTATCAAGAATATCATGCTGATGCGGTTGTGCGAACCTACTCTAAACACCAGTTAACTGCTGATGATATAACTAATAGCTATATTGCGGTCCCTGATTCTATTACATCTGTCGTGAAGATACTAGACTTTGAATCGGGCGAAGCCGAATCATTGTTTAATGTAGAATATCAAATGCGGTTATCGGACTTTAATACCTTTGGTGCTGTTCAATCAATACAATCATTTGAGCAACGGATGCAGCATTTAAGTATGTTAGATCATCAACTAAACTCAAGCGAGTTGCTTAGATTTAATAGACATATGAATAGATTGCATGTGGACGAAGGGTTTGGTAACTTAAAGCCTGGATCTTATATTATCATTGAGGGCTACGAAATTGTAGACCCCCAAACATATACTGATGTGTATAATGATATGTTCTTAAAGAGATATTTAACATCATTGATTAAACGTCAATGGGGTCAGAACATGAGTAAATTCGAAGGTATGCAATTACCTGGTGGAGTTACTATGAATGGTCTACAAATATATCAAGATGCTGTAGAAGAGATTAATAAAATTGAAGAAGAGATGCAGTTAGCTTGGCAGTTACCTGACGACTTTTTAATGGGATGATGAATGGCAACTAATGTATATTTTAATGGCAACGTAAAATCAGAACAAGACTTATATGAAGATTTAACGATCGAATCGTTAAAGATGTATGGTCAAGACATTGTCTATATTCCTAGACAAGAAATTACTCGCGATGAAATACTTAATGAATCTTATAATCGATTCTCCGACTCATATGTAGTAGAAATGTACCTTGAAAATCAAGATGGTTTTGAAGGAGATGGAGAGCTACTATCTAAATTCGGGTTAGAGATTAGAGATACTGCAAACTTTATTGTATCACGTAAGAGATGGGATAGTCAAGTTGGTACATATTTAACAGCTGGTAATGGTGAAAGCGTTATTGGCCGTCCTTCAGAAGGTGATTTATTATATCTTCCAATGGCTTCTTCTCTATTTGAAATTACATTCGTTGAAGATGAAGTGCCATTTTATCAATTAAAGAATGTTCCAGTGTATCAGCTGAAAGCTGAATTATTCGAATACACTGATGAAGATTTCGACACTGATATAGATGCTATTGATCGTGTCGAAACGGCGAATGCTACATCATATACCTATGCACTTGATTCTGGTACAGGCAATTATACTATCGGTGAGACAATATCACAGTGGACTGGTGTTAATGATGCTGCTGGTAACCCTATCAATATCGAAGGTGAAGTGGCTGGATGGGAGGACTTAGGTCTTACCACGGGCAACTTAACAGTGGTTTCACTGGTTACTACCGATGGCAAGTTCAGACAGTTATATGTTGATCCTGATCCACTTAAACAGATTATTGGCACAGAGTCAGGTACGGCATACAATGTTACAACTGTTGATATTGCAACTAATTTTAACCGAGATGGTTATGCCAACAATGATATCTTTGATGCCGAAGCACAGGATATAATAGATTGGACAGAGACTAATCCGTTTGGAGATCCATAATGTTTGAAAATCATTTTTATAACGAGCATACTCGTAGAACTGTATCGGTATTTGGATCTTTATTCAATGACATCTCTGTTGTTAAAACTGATAGCAGTGGCAATGTTCTTAAGAAGATTAAGGTTCCATTAGCTTATGGTCCTAGACAAAAGTATTTAGTTCGATTAGATGATAAGAACGATACCGGTATTGCTATTAAGATGCCACGATTATCATTTCAAATTACTGATATGTCGTACGATGGTGCAGCTAAAGTTAATAAACATAAACGATATACTAAGGTAGATCCATTAGATAAGAAACATATAACATCATTAACGGCTCCAGCGATATATAAAGTAGGATTCGAGTTAAATGTTTTAGCCAAGACTCAAGACGAAGCACTACAAATATTAGAGCAGATCTTGCCAAGATTCCAACCAGATTATACAGTGACAATTAAAGATATTCCTGAAATGGATTTGACCGCTGATATCCCTATTGTATTAAATGGTGTGACTATGAATGATGAATGGGAAGGAGAATTCTCTACATCACGAAGAGTTATTATATATACATTAACATTCGAAACACGTATTAGATACTTTAAAGGTATCCAAGATCGCAGTGTTATTA